AAGATTCAAATGTGGCGGGACTTGGGTGGTGAAATCTATATCCTGCCGCATTTGAATCTTGTGCATCACACTCCAGACAAGGGTTTTGGTGGCACATTCCATGACTACCTCTGCGCTCAACCAGGCGGGTCACAAGACCCTGATAGGGGTCCAGAATGAACGGGACACTACTGCACCCCGGCTGCGGATTTGAACCGCTCCCTGAGTGGTTAAATGGAGCCGTAGAGACTCGGCTGGATATAGACGAGGACTGCAATCCCGACATCGTTGCTTCCATCACCGACATGGGCGAGATTGGACAGTTCAATCTAATCTATACAAGTCACACGCTGGAGCATCTGTATCAGTACGACGTGGACAAGGCTCTGAAAGAGTTCTACCGCGTACTGAAACCGGGTGGCATGTGTTTCATCATGGTTCCAGATGTTGAAGGCGTCACTTGCAATAACGAAGTTCTGTACGTTTCTCAAGCAGGCCCAATTTGCGGTTTGGACTTGTATTACGGCCTGACGAGTTATGTCCAGCAGAACCCGTATTACGCCCACCACACGGCTTTTGTGAAAGAGTCGATGGAAGAACAACTCAAGAATGCAGGGTTTGAAATTCTCACTGTCAAGAGAATGCCTGATTACAACCTGATGGGTGTTGGAAAGAAACCGGCTGAATCAAATTCAGGCGTATGATTCAAAACATCTTACGAAGCAAACCCAAAAGCGAGAGGAACGATCATGTACAAACCGAACTTAGGCACAATTTTTTCAGTTGCCAACCAAGCTGTTGTCTCAACAACCGCTGGCCTTGCAACAACTTTCACCGGGCTAGCGATTGCTAACCCTGCCGCATCTGGCGTCAATCTCGTGATGAAGCGGTTTTGCTGCACTCAAACCGCAGCGGGTGTCGCAGGATCAATCGGCCTCATGGGTGGCGTTGGGGTCGCAGCAGGGGCTTTGACTCCAATCAACCGTAGTTTGGGGTCTGGACTTGTCTCGAAGGCAACCGCATCTGCCGGGGCTACCATTTCGACGCCGATACTGGTTGAAACCTATGGAACGCTTGGATCGGTGGCAACTACCGCTTATGGGATAACTCCGGGAATCGTTATTGAGTTGGATGATTCAATCATTATTCCTCCAGGATCGTTTTTGGCGTCCTACACGACTGCGGCTACAACAAGCGCATTGGTGTTCTCGATGATGTGGGAAGAAGTGCCATACATGTAAAAGGAGAATGATATGTTGATGTACTCAGAACTCGGTGGGTTTGCCCACTTTCCACAAGGCGGCGCTCCTGTTGGATGGGTCGATGGTGAGCCTATACGCAAGGCGCTGATGGATGCCAAGAATCCGCCTATTGCAAAGCCCGTCGAAACGGTTACAATCCAAGCTGCAACACCACAAGACACGCCTCCGCGTCGCCTTGGTCGCCCTCCCAAAATCGCAGAAGAGATTTGAGATGAACGATCATGGCCACATCACAGAGTCTTATTGACCGAGCCGCCCGACTTGTAGGCGCAGTAAATTCTGGCGTATCCTGTACCGCCGCTGAATCAGCAGATGGCCTGATCGCCCTCAATGCCATGCTCGAAGCGTGGCAGATCGACAAACTGGACGTGTATGCGTTTGTTGATACCGCGTACTCTCTGGTAGCCGCAACGAGTTCCTACACCGTAGGGCCGGCAGGGAACTTTGCACTGACTCCGCGTCCCTACAAGATCGAAGAGTGCTTCGTTCGCGTATCCGGCATAGATTACCCGGTTGATCTGCTGACAGCAGAACAGTGGTTTGCGATTCCGATCAAGACTGATACGGCGACGTACCCTGATCGTGCGTATTACGAGCCGACGCTTCCAACTGGAACGCTGATTGTCTATCCTGTCCCGAGTGCCGTCAGTTCGCTCCATATCGTTACGTGGCAGGTTGTTTCAAACTTGGCTGCGCTATCGACAACGATTTCTCTGCCACCCGGTTATGAACGTGCAATAACGTACAATCTCGCTATTGAATGGGCTGGTACTGAGTTTGGTCTGTCTCCGAGCAACGACGTGCGGAAGATCGCGCAAGACTCTCTGGCGGCAATTCAACGCGCCAATCATCGGCCAATCTTGAATTACTCCCCGATGGGTAGATTCTTTGCAGGGCAGCGATCAAATATCTTGACGGGCACATAATGCGCAAAGCCTATCGAGTCCCTGTAGCCGGTTCGCGTAACAAGCGAATCTCGGCTACCAACATCCTGAATTCTGTTTCTGGATATGTTGGCATGGGGATTGTCGGTGTAATGATTGTCGGAAAAACGACCGATAGCTCAACGAAAGATCAGCGGTTTATCAACTGCTACAGCGAAACCATTGTTGATCCTGTCACTGGAAAACAGGAGGTCTATTGCGTTAAAAGACCCGGATTCGCTACCTCGATAACAACTGGTGCGGCGGCGATTGGAAACGCGATTCTGATATGGACGGGATATTCCTCTGGAGATAACATCATCTCGGCCTTCGGAGCAACGAATAGCACCATCTACAACAGCACGACTTCGCTAGGCGCGATTACCGGGAAAGCAACCGGCATCACAGAGACATTTGTTTCCGCTGTTCCTACGCTGACGATCAGCAGCACTGACAGTACTGGATGGTACTACGATGTTCCGACTGGCGTTGCTACCAAGATCGCAGATGCAGATTTTCCGGGGAATGCCTCGCTGACACTGGCCGGCACATTCGCGCACATTGACGGTTACGCCTGCATCATGGACACCACTGGAAAGTTGTGGGCGTCCGACTTGAATTCAGTGACCGCGTGGACGGCGACATCCTTTGGTTCTGCGAATTCATATCCAGACAAGGGAATTGGCGCGGTACGACATCGGAACTTCATCATGTGTTTCGGGACTGGCTCGGTGGAGTTTTTCTACAATGCAGGTCAAACACCGTTCCCATTCGCCAAGAATGCCTCGATGACGCAGAAGGTTGGATGTATCTCTGCCGATGCGATTGCACAGATTGCTGACACTACATTCTGGTGTGGCTCAAGCCCGCAAGGTGGTTTGTCGATATTCCAGTACGCCGATGGAATTTCGCGCATTTCAACCCCTGAGATTGATGCAATTCTGATTCTAGCAGGAACAAGCAATCTTACGCTAACGACAATCAGGTTCTATGGAAGATCGTTTGTCTTGGTGAAGGCATCAACGGTTGCCTTAGTCTATTGCATCGAAGAAAAGCAGTGGTCTGAGTGGACTTCATCGACAGCGCCCTGGTACAAGATTGTGGGTAGTTCAATCGGCGGTACGCTGGTGAATTACTGTATCTCGAATACGCTTACAGGTGGAATTGTGTATTCCATGAATCCAGCATCACTGGTGTATGCCGATGCTGGAGCAAGCTATACCGCAACGATGCAGCTTGACTCGAATGACCTTGGAACGCGGAACAGGAAAGCGTGGGAGTCGCTTGCAATTATCGGAGACATTCAATCAGTCACTTCTCCGATTGAGATTTCTTACTCTGACGACGACTACAATACTACGGTTGTGTGGGGGAATCTCGATCTAGCAGACAATTTGCCGGTTGCTCGTAGGCTTGGCTCTTCGCGTCGTAGGGCATGGATACTGAATCATTCGGCAGATACCGCTATGAGAATCAGGAATCTTGAAGGAGTGGCAACAATTGGAAATTCCTAACACCGACCAGACGAGTTTCGCTTATCGTGATCTGACGGGTCAGGATACGTGGCTTTCGTTTACTCCTGTATTCGGGTCGCTGACCGTAGTTGGCGCAACGACCTATACAGGTCGGTATCGTGTTGTCGGGCGGTCGCTACAATTCCAGGTATCGTTCTCCGCTGCGACCTCGATTGCTTCGGTGGCCGGTACGGATTATTTAAACCTTCCTGTTGCGGCAAAGGGACTAGCTGGAATGTGCGTGATGTCGAATGATACGACCAATGTGGCCGTTGGAACATGCCACATTGATGTAGCTACTTCGCGGTGTTATTTGCCCGCACAAGTGGCGAGCGGAAATACGTTCCTGCTTTGCGGCAGTTACGAAATATAAGGACATTCGCTATGGCTTGGACATACGACAATCAGGATTGGGCGCGATTCAACAACGGGCGAATCGAACTCAAGAACGCGGATGGATCATGGTCTGTTTCTGGAACTCCTGAACATTCCGAATCTGCTGGATATGTGACTACCGCAGCTAATAGCCCTGAAGTCGACAAGCTAGTTGCCTATGCCAGAGCGGGTGGAACGCTGAATCCAGAGCAACAGGCATTCATGGCGAATCCTTTGCTTGGAATGGATTCATTCGGACAGTCTGGACGGTGGGGCGGAAGTCAGAACCTGTTTGACAATTCATTTGATCCGCAGCAGTCAGGTGCATTACAGCAATTCGGGCTGAGTTCGTATGTTCCACAGCAGTACCTAGCTGCCGGGCAGCAATTCAACCAAGAGCAATCCCCTGCTGCACAGTCGGCAAGAGATGATTCTGGCGGGTTGTTTGGCGGAATGGACATTGGACAGTTGGCGATGCTTGCCGCTGCAATCTATTCAGGTGGTGCAGCGGGTGGATTGTGGGGCGGGCTAGGTGAGGGCGCAGCGCTCGCTGGCGCAGGGGAAGCCGCTACTTTAGGCTCCCTTGGCTCTGGAACAATGGGAGTGAATCTAGCTGGACTTGGCGGGTATGGGACTACTGCTGGAATGGCAGGGGCTTTAGGAAGTGGCTTGTCAGGGACAACGCTTGCATCATTGGGATTAGATGCTGCTGCGCTTGGCGGGATGGGCGCGGCTGGTGCTGGAGCGTTAAGCTCCGCAGGAAGTACAGGAGGCGGTATGTTTGATTGGCTCGATGCAGCAGGGAATCTTGATGTTGACGCGTTTCTTCAAGCAACCGGGCCGGGTGGCGAATACGCTAACCTGATTCCGGGCGGAGCAGAGGGCATCCCTGGAATGGATACCCTTGGCAGTACCTCTTGGCTTGAAAGCGCCATGAACTCACTTAAAAACGGTGATACATCATGGTTGTCTTCAGATGGATCGTCTGCGATTAAAAACCTGCTTGGCGGGTCTTCATCCGGTGGAACAGACTTGATGAAGACGCTAGGCTCCCTCGGCGCAGCTGGCCTTGGTGCCTACGCATCCAACAAACAGACCAGCGCACTAGAGCAGCAAGCTCAACGCTACGAGGGCTATGGCGCTCCCTACAGGCAGAGGCTGTCCGACCTATACAAAGACCCTACCTCGTTCCTTTCAAGCCCGGAGGTGCGTGTTCCGGTCGATCAGGGAACATCCTCGCTGATGCGGTCGCTATCGACGCAGGGGAATCCGTTTGGTAGCGGGAATGCGCTGCAACAGGGGCAGAGTTATGCCAGCGATCAACTGTTCGGGAAACTTGGGCAGGAGAAGGATAGGCTCGCTGGATTCGGTGGGCTTTCGAGCTATAACCAAGCGGCTCCGCAAGCGAGTACGAATGCGATCAACTCAGGCGCAAACGCATGGAACGCAGTAGGTGCCGGAGCAAACAACATCTTCAATCCGCCACAGACGCAGGCGCAGACGATGGCGGAGTGGGCGAAGGCAATGAGGGGCGGGGTGTAATCATGGGCGTTCTCGATAAAGTCCCGTTCCTTGCGGGCTACAACGAGCAGGATCAGATGAACCGCGCCCAAGAAAATCAGGGGCTGATGAAACTGTCGCAGTTGATGCAGATGCAGAAGATGCAACAGGATATGCAATCCTATCCTGAAGATCGGGCGATGAAGCGCAGGCTTGACCAAGCGCACATTGGGTCTTATGAAGCCAGTGCCGCCGAGAACCAAGCTAAAACGCAAAAGATGCAGGAGTTATTCGGCCTTGCAAAGACAATCTCGGCACTACCGGACGGCCATCCAGAGAAAGCCCCATTGGTGCAGAAATACAGGATGCTTGCTGATCCGACAGGGGCTATGGACCCTACAAAGGTTTCGCCGCTGGCTCAAGCTCGCGCAGAACAGGCCGCATTGCGCCCTGATGATACTGCCGGCCAAACGGCTTACAACAACATGATCCGCAAATTGTCGGAGACTCCGAAGCAGATCAATCCGGTGGTAAACGTATCCGCTCCAGTTACGCCAGTAACTATTCAAGACCCGAATAATCCGAATGCCACTATCGTTATCGACGGTAGGACTCGGCAAGTGTTGGGGGCTGGACCAAAACTCACTGAAACTGGTCGCGGAATTCAGAAGCAGATGACGGCATCTCAAGGGATGGGCAAAGACCTTCAAATGGCCGAAGATTTGCTTATGGGAAATGTTCGTGATTCCGAAGGAAACGTCACAAAAGGTAATGCTCCAACATCTAGTTTGATCGGTAAAGGTACGGACTTCCTTGGTTCTGTGGTCGGATATGCACCATCAGGTGCGGCTGAAGCAAAGAGTCTTGAAGTAGTAGGCGGGAGACTTGTTCAGAAGG